CGCACCATTGATAAACTACGCACTTACCTGCTATATATGTGTTTTTTTCTTTTGCTTCCGCGTACAACTCTTGTAGCACATTCGCCTCCTTATATTACTAATGGAGCCTAAAGTATTAGGCTCCATTAATAAGTATACTACATTTTAGTAAGAAGAGCTAATTCCTTCAGACCATGAGTCCTTGCTGCGTACAACTGAAGGGCTAATAATTCTACTGTTAGCCTGTGTAAGACCAGCAGATGGATCATTTGATTTCATGTAACTTGCCTTGACTGAGTAAGATGCACCTGTGCGCTCTGTACCAGCAGTGCTTGGGTTATAAGGATCGTTCTTACGATTTGCCTTTGTACCTGAAGCTGTTGGATCGCCAGCGGCGGTGTTCTTCTTTTTAACAAGTGTGCCTGCCTGTGGTGATGCGGATGGAGAAGTAAACTTAACTCCGTCTTTCATCATAGGCTTGCGACCTTGCTTAGCCATGCCTGCTAAAGCTTCGTCTTGAATTGAACTTGCCATGTTAGTACCTAACTGTTAAGAGATCTCTTATGGTAAATAATATATTAGTTTACGGCTATCGTAAAGACAATCGCAGAAATTTGTCCATCTCTGGAGTCTACGGTGGTAAATCCTGGCCTACAGGTCAAATCTAGACCTCTAGGGGCCACATAGCCTCTTGCAATAGCAATAGCTTTTACTGCTTGATTTACTGCTGAAGCACCTACGGCACGTAGCTTAATTTGAGGGGATTCATATAGGGCGTGTGCAATAGCCGATCCTACGGATTGTGCATTAGATCCTGCGCTTACACGCAGGCACTTGTCTTCATCTTTTAAGTCACTCAATTTGTAGTCCTTTAGTTTGTGTGTGCCCACCTGAGACCTACAATACCCCTTAAAAGCCCTCTAGTACCCCTATAAGCCTCGAACTTGCTGGACTCGATTCAAGAGTTCAACCCATACTTTTGCGGGCATAGTGGCGTACCATTCGCCTACATCGGTAGTTCCGCGTTTCTTATGGATAACTACACCGGTCCAAGCCCCATCATTAGCCATCTCAGTTTCAAGCTCTTTAAGCCAACCGGATAGGGCCATCTTATCGTGGTTCTTAATCTCTATAGTTACACCAGGGATGCCGGATATATCTCCTTTATCCAGAGTTGCTCCAGCTAATCTACGGTCTACATATGGATACCACTTCTTAAGCCAGGCAACAACAGCACGTTCTGCTCCGCTGCCTTTTGCCTTAGCTGGGTTGCTCATCTTTACACCCACAATTAGTGCAGCCACAGGCGACCTCTATAGCAGGGATCTTGCTACTTTCAAACTCTAACTTTCCCCAGTCTGTGTCCTTAGGGAAAAGTTCTAACTGCTCCCAGTTACCATCTGTCATGTTGTGAACCTCCGAGTTCGTGATCGCATTCCGCCAGAATCGCTAGTTCGTCGTGTTAGTTCACGAGACACCACTTGACTGTCTCTCTCAACATTAAGAGTTCTAGTCTCAATAATCTTACGGAAAGCATATTTGATATCTAGTTCGTGAGCTAGCTCTTTGATGTCATCGCTAGCTGCGATCTGAGCTTTGATAAGGGTAATTCGATCTCCCTTAGCCCCAGTCCAATTACTGAGCATTGCTGAAGCTTCCGCGTTATCTAGATTACGTTGTGCCTCGCGCTCATTAATAATAGCAATTGCTTGTGCACCTGCCAGATGATCATTCCATTGAGTGAACTGAACAAACAGGTCCATAAGGCCTTCGTCGTCAAGCTCAGTAATATCTCTAGGAAGAGTAGGAATTTCATACTCTGGCTTTGCTGTTAAAGAAAACCCAAGCTCATGGATAGCAGATAATACATCTCTACTTATACTCATTTTGCCTCCTGGAATGGCTCGCAACGTTTACATCCCTTAGCCGGGTCAATACTGCACATAGGCGGTCGATTGTTCTCTGCTGCCCAAGCTACATCTAAAGCTTTATCAAAGATGTCCTTAGTGAACTCAGGATTGTACTGAACCACAAACTCTTTGTATTCTTGGTTAGCTTTAAGCTCATAAATAAATACAATCTCGTTAGGCGCCGATTCAAGGATACCCTCTTCAACCATTAAATGGCAAAGGTGTAGGTATACCTGACCCTGTAGCAAGTGAGAACGAAAAGGCGTCTTAATATTTTTCCAAGCCTTTTCTACATTGTCATCAGACTGAGCCATAATTGCGGGGGCTTCCATACGGATACCGCCTGAACCAACAGACTTAATCTCAATTAGGCAGTCTTCGTTAAGACCTTTGATCCACCCATCGGCATGACCACGAATCATATGTTTGTCGCTGCGTAGAGGTACTTCTCGGTACTCAGCCCAGCCAACCTGTACATCTTTAGATACAGCCCAGCCTCTTCCGGTTTCGTCTTCCCATACGCCGTACAGCACACCCATCTCAGCAAACCAGTTCTGCCACTTAGCGTGGATGGTGTGGCCTTCTGCAAAGATAGAAGCTAGTCGAGCTGGAGTCTTATCTCTAGTCTCTACATAGTTGCCTTTAACAGCGTGATACTGAGCAAGTCCGCACCAGTCTTCTTTAATAATATCTGAGGGGTGGATATAACTCATGTCTCGTTCATCAAACGGACGTGACAAAACATGGCGCTCTACTGCACCCATAAGGCGAGTAGTACGCTTACTTGTTTCAAGAAATGCCTTTAAATCTTTGCTAGCAATCGTCTTGGGTTTGCCCATACTTGCTTCCCTCTTTCTCAAGCCATTCGTCTAAAGTTAGACCTTTTTTTGTAAACTTTCTCTGAGCGGCATTTCGTTCTCGGTGGGACATGCCACCAAAAATTCCATGAAGCTCTTCATTAATTATAGCCTCTTTGAGGCACTCTTTGCGAACTGGACAAGGTGGTCTCCCATCCTTTCCCCAACAGATGGCTTTAGCCTTATCTGCAATTGGTTTATATAAAGCTTTGTCTCTCGGTGGAAAAAATATTTCAGTATCTTCTCCCCGGCACTTGGCATCATATCGCCAAGTCCAGTCTGGATCATCAGAATATCGCACTACTCACCTCTAATTATGTTGCGTAAAGCAAAGAAATCCTCCTCTAATAGAACAACGTAATTCTCACCGTCGAGATGCAAACCTAGCACGGGCGTTCTGCTATCTAGTATTGCTTCTGTTGTAATCTTTTTTAAAACCTCTGACTTGATAGTCACTGATTTCTTTCCAGTCCACTTGTGCTCGATAAGGAGATCGTCACTTCTGACGTCTCCCTTTCGAGACCAAAATGCACCTGAGGCGGCACTGCGCTGGCCACCTACTGCTTTCTCTAATCGCTTTTCATGCTTTAGAGATTGTTTCTGACCCTCACTCTTCATTAGAGTTTAGGAGCAATGCTGGATTTGATTTTAGCGTATCCATTACTGCGGTAGTAAGTTCCTCACGAAGTTCTACTTCTTCCCGTAGAGAATCAATCAGGGCTTGCGCTCCCTGCCACTTACGATCATTATAGTACATCCAGCCACCTCGACGGTCTACGATGCCATTGAGGATGGATAAAGCCACGATTTCCTTACCGGAGTCGTAGCTTCCAGCTTCCACTGGTCCTCCATCGGCAAAATAGAAGTCAAGGTAGGCTGTTTGCTGTGGTGGGAAGGTCTTATTTTTGATGGTACGAACACGGATGGTTTGTCCGATTCGTCGCTTCTCCTGGCCGGTTCCCACTTCAAGCCAGTCGTCTCTCTTTACCTCACAGCGTACCGAGTAGGCGTAATCTTTGCCTAGCCCGCCTGGTGTTGTACGTGGATCTCCATGCATAACACCAATCTTCATTCTATACTGATTGATCATAATTCCAAGTACTGGTCGTTCTGCTTCGACGAGGTCTCGTTTGGTAGCTGACGCCACTTTTCTAAAGAACTTATTGGTAATAAGTGCGCCACGACCCACAGTAAATTCTTCCATGTGCTTTTCATCTTCTGCGCTAGGAACCAAGGCAGGAAGGGAATCCACAACAACCATGTCAACAGCCTTGCTCTCCATAAATTGAATAACCGAATCAAATGCATCCTCCATACTGTTAGTCTCTACTAATAAAACTCTAGAGGTATCGACCCCACAGAGCTCTGCGTACTGAGAGTCAAATGCTTCAGCAGCAATCCATACCGCGATAAAGTTTTCATTTTGTGCTTGGTTGGCAGCGATAGTACGAAGTGCTAGTGCTGTCTTACCATGAGAAGCCTCGCCCACTAGTTCTACCCAGTGATTCATTGGCCAACCCCCACCAAGAACAACGTCAAGAGTTAAAGATCCCGAAGTAATTCGTTCCGGTAATCGTGCTTGATTTGCGGTAATGACTGTTCCGGCGCCAAGCTTCTTGTTGATACCCGCTGCAATTTTTAATGCTTCTGAACCTATTGACATTATCCGATCCTATCTACGATTATATTTGGGTTAAAGCCTGATGATCCTACTTGCTTTGCTTTCTGTGTTGGACCTGATGATTCACTTGGCATACCCGCGCCACTACCAGACTGCACTACCGGGTAGCCACAATCATAGCAACGCATACGCTGTGTACCCATAGGGGCAAAATAATTACCAGAAATACAGTTAGGGCATGTCTGACTGACACGAGAACTAACAGCCTTACTTATTGTTTGATCCTGCTGTGCGTCGTAACTTACCTGCACATTTGGAGTTTGAGCCGGGGGACGGTACACATTCCCCTGACTTGGACCTACTGACGGTGTGGATACCGGTGTAGGACCCTTAGTCCCACCTAATTTTTGTGCCCACCAATCACTACTTGCCATCATGCA